CTAAAGGACATCATTGGATGAAGAGTGGCAAAGGTTATAAACTAATGAAAGACCCTGCAGACGGCTACAAGCCACACAAAGGTGCGTCTAAGTCTGCAAACTTTGAAGTCCAAAAAGTCCACAAAAAGTAAGGAGGCTACTATGCCACATTGTACAGGTAAGCGTAAGAAGAAAAAAGGTAAGAGCAAACCCAAGGGGTACTAAAGATGCCTAAAGCTAAAACTAAGAAAGCTAACGACGCTTGTGCAAAGAAGGTCAAGTCCAGATACAAGGTTTGGCCTTCTGCATACGCCTCTGGTGCTGTAGCTAAATGCCGCAAAGTTGGCGCTAAGAACTGGGGTAACAAAAGTGGCCGTAAGAAAAAGTAAGAAAGGCGCAGCCCTTAAAAAGTGGTTTAAGGAAGAATGGGTAGACGTAAAAACAGGTAAACCTTGTGGGCGTAAGTCTGCAAAGAAAGGTGAATCTAAACGTGCATATCCTTCTTGCCGTCCTAAAGCCGTTGCAGCTAAAATGACTAAAGCTGAAAAAGCTTCTTCTGCACGTCGTAAAACAGGACCAGCCAAAATTAAACATGCAGTTACTGCCTCAGGGAGACGTAGAAAAAAGTGAGTTATGAAACTAAAGTAAAGCAAGCTTTAGATATATGTTTAAACAAAAACTACTTTAAAGGAAGCAAAAACGAGTCAGCTATAGTAATGTACTCAGGTGGTATGGACAGTGTATCATTACTATGGAATCTTTTAGAGCATACAGAACAAGAAATACATGTACATTCAATACACATTGACAACTCTGAAGGCCGTGTAAAAGCGGAAGCAGAGGCGGTTAGAGAAACAATAAACTACATGAAGAAACACCAAAGACCCTTTGAGTTTTCTTCTTCGGTGTACTCTATGAAAATGAAGTACCCCGGCGGTAAAGACATGACACTGGCTTTGTTTCAAGCCATGAGAGCAGCTTCAGGTTTAGGTAAGTCTTTTAATGTTGTTTACACTGGTGACTACAACATAGGAAGAGAAGAAGGAGCAGAAGCTCAGGGTGTCCTTAATGCTTTATGTACTACCCGACGTGCTAAGCCTATTTGGTTAGCTCCTTTTGAACACATGACGTACAATTCTGTAGAACGAAGCAAAGGTATATACTTAAGTATGCCTGAGGATCTCCGTGAGATGTATTGGTCTTGTAGACACCCTACTGAGTTGCTTAGTGGTTTTGTTGTTTGCGGTGAGTGCCATGCTTGTGAACGACAAGAAGCCATGAGAAAAGACTTGACAACTGCTTAAAAGTATGCTATAATAAAACTATAGTTAACAACATTAGAGGAAACTATGACTCCAGAGCTTGAAACCTACTTCGACAACTACAACGAACTCTTCAATCACGAAGGTTTCAAACAACTCATTCAAGAGTTATCTGCAAACGCACAACAATTAGCTGATGTACAAACCATAAAAGACTCCGAAGAACTATTCTATCGTAAGGGTCAGGTTGCTGCTTTAGCTACTGTAATTAATCTACAGGGTACTATAGAAGTTGCCAGAGAGCAAGCTGAAGTAGAAGAAGAAGGCCCAGTAGATGTATAAAATCTATGACTTCCGTTGTACTAACGGGCATGTCTTTGAAGAAATGGTAGAGTCCGGTACTACAACCAGTAGGTGCGGTTGTGGTGCTGACGCTACAAAACTGGTATCTGCCCCGTCTTTTCACCTTGAGGGCCACTCTGGGGATTTCCCCGGACGGCACATGAGGTGGGTTAAAGAGCACGAAAAAGCAGGTAGAAAATAAACATCTCCACAATGATTATAATCACGGAGTTTAATTATGTCACGAGCAACAATGCTTGATCCACAGCCTGTAGAGGACAACGTGGACAATATTGAAAACGAAGTAGAAGAGATTCAACAAGAACAAGTTGAGCAACCTCAAGTAGAAGAACAATCTAGCCTACCAGAAAAGTACCAAAATAAATCTTTGGAAGAAGTTGTACAGATGCATCAAGAGGCTGAAAAGCTTTTGGGTCGTCAGTCTTCTGAGGTAGGTGAACTTCGTAAGGTTGTAGACGACTACATCGGTAGTCAGACACCACCACAAGCACCTCAACAATACGTTGAGCCTGAAGACGATATAGACTATTTTACAGACCCTCAAGGCGCAGTAAACCGTGCTATTGAGAATCATCCTAAAATTAAAGAAGCAGAGCAGTACACTGAGCAGTACAAAAAGCAGTCGTCACTTGCAACGCTTCAAGCTAAACACCCGGACATGCAGACAATCCTTAGTGATCCTAAGTTTGCAGAATGGATTAAAGCTTCTAAAATTAGGACTCAGTTGTTTGTACAAGCTGACCAACAGTACGATGCTGAATCTGCTGACGAACTTTTTTCACTCTGGAAAGAACGAAAAACAGTAGCGCAGCAAACTGCCGCAGTCGAAAGACAGGCACGTAAGCAAACACTTAAGGCGGCAAATACAGGCAATGCACGAGGCAGTGCTGAGAAGTCACGTAAAAAAGTATATCGTAGGGCCGACATTATTAAACTAATGAAAAATGACCCTGACCGTTATCAAGCATTGTCCGACGAAATCATGGCAGCTTATGCGGAGGGTCGAGTCAAATAATCTAGGAGATTGACATGGCTACTGCAACTTATCCCGGCGCAGCGGGTTTTACTGCAAAGACTGAAGCTGACAAGTTTATTCCAGAAATTTGGAGTGACGAAATCATTGCTGCTTATCAAAAGAACCTTAAAATGGCTCCACTTGTTAAGCGTATTGCAATGAACGGCAAAAAGGGCGACAAGCTCCACATTCCAAAGCCCGTACGTGGTGATGCGAATGCAAAGGCTGCTGACACTGCAGTTACTATCATTGCAAACACAGAAGGTGAATTGACTGTTGACGTTGATCGTCATTTTGAATATTCACGTCTGATCGAAGACATCGTAGAAGTACAAGCACTTTCTAGCCTCCGTCAGTTCTATACTGAAGATGCTGGTTATGCTCTTGCTACTCGTATGGACAACGACCTTCACGCCGCAGCTACTGGCTTCGGCGACGGAACTAAGACGTTTTCTCCAGCCGCTACTGGTGGTGACTACGAGCACTCTGGTTGTTTCTTTAACGACGCAGGTACTACTGTAACTCAGTACACGGACGACACTGTCGTTGCTGCTGACGTTTTCAATGATGCGTTTTTCCGTGCAATGATTCAGAAGATGGACGACAACAACGTACCAATGGACGGACGACACTTCGTTATTCCTCCTTCAGTGCGTAACACCATCATGGGTATCGACCGTTACGTGTCTTCTGACTTCGTATCTGGTCAGGCTACTCAGACTGGTCTTATTGGCAACCTTTATGGTGTCGACGTGTACGTATCAGCTAACTGCCGTACTATCGAAACTGCTGCTAACAACACAGCAGGTGGTGACGTACGTGCTGCACTTTTGTTCCACACTGACTCACTTGTCATGGCAGAGCAGCAAGCAGTTCGTTCGCAAACTCAGTACAAGCAAGAGTACCTCTCGACTCTGTACACTGCGGACTGCCTGTACGGTATCGAAGTGTACCGTCCAGAAGCTGGTTTCGTTCTTGCTATTCCAGAGTAAGAAGCAGCGTAAAACTCAGGGGGTCTTTATGGCCCCCTTCTACTTTTTCCCTTCTTTTCTGCAATAGGAAACTCAGATGTCCAACTATACTAAAACCACAGACTTTGAAGCAAAAGACTCGTTACCTTCTGGAGATAACGACAAGATTATTAAAGGTGCTGAGTTTGAGACTGAGTTCGACGCAATCTCTACTGCTATTGCAACCAAAGCTGACACAGCAGGGCCTACGTTTACAGGCACAGCAACTTTTGCAACTACTAATGCAACCACCGTACAGATTGGCGGTGTAGCTATTACTTCTACTGCTGCAGAGTTAAACACTCTCGACGGCATTACTTCTACCACAGCAGAACTCAATACACTTGACGGCTTTACTGGAACCGTTGACGATCTTAATTATGCTAAGGATCTCCGGGCCTCTGGTGTCACTGGTGATGAGTTTGATATTCTTGACGGGCTTACAGCTACCGCTGCTGAGCTTAATATTCTTGACGGTGCAACTTTATCTACTGCAGAGCTTAATCTGCTAGATGGAGTAACCGCAACTACAGCAGAATTAAATATTCTCGACGGTGTAACTTCCACTGGAATTGAGCTTAATATTCTAGACGGCGTTACAG